CATTGGCCAGTTTATAATACCTAAAATACTGATTACCGATAGCACCATAAGCAGAGTTGAGTTGAATCTTGCGAGCCATCTGAATGTTATTGCATCGTGCAATCTCTTTCTCCAGATCTTTTGTTGGTGTTTTTTCATATGCTTGTTTTGCAGAAAGCATTTTCTTTTTGAAAACTGTACGATCTTTATAGATCTTTTCCATCAACTCAGGTAGAAACCCACGCTTGTCTTTACGATACATAGCACCGTTAGCACATACAGCACTATCCTTATACATCTCAAAGGTCAACTCTTCATTCAGAATCTTATCAACGGTTGCAGAAGGATGTCGAGTATCCTGCAAAGTTTCTGGTGAGATGTTGTACTGCATAATAAGATGAGGGTATAGACTATTGAGGTCAAAAGATACCACCCAATCATACTTTCCAGGAATAGGTTCCTTCACGTAGGCACCAGCATATTTTGCATCTTTATCCGAACGTTCTTTAGGAGGAATAACAATATTCCTCTTCTTCAGATAATTGTAAATGATGGTATCCCACATACGAACTTGAGAAAATACATCAGCATAGTTTGCCTTAGCATCATATGCCATAACGATTGCAAGTTCAATCAGTTTCATCTTGTCCTCCAGTCGGTCAACAAGTTCCACGTCAATAATGTTATACTCTACAAACTTCTGCCACCCATTAGTGTAGAAATCTTTAAATGTATCGAACTCACTGTGATCTAACTTCTTCTGCCCAAGTTCTACACTTGCAATGTAATCTAATCGATATGATTCCTGTGCCTTATACGTAAACTTCTTATAAAGATTGAGATAATCAAGTTGTGTAATACCACCAACATCATAGGAAATGTGTTTACGTCCAGCAATATAAGTTTCACGTTCAGTGACTAATCCCCAAGGAGAAAGTCGCTTCATCAACTTCTCACCAAGAACACGTTCAATACGCCGCACTAAGTACGGCATATCATACAATTCACTATTCCAACCAGTTACAACCTCAGGAGTGTTACCCTCAACCATCCACCAGTTAATAAAGTCATTGAGTAGATCGTACTCATTATTAAACTGTTTGTAGTAATGATTTCCTTGCTTAAGTTTAAAAGGTCCTTGTCCCCAAGTAATGATCTCCTTTGTGGTGTAATCTTGAAGTGTGATGAGCAGAACTTCTTCTGCAGCAGATTCTACATCAGGGAATCCATTCTCAGACTTTACCTCAATATCAATTGTGGTTAGTTTGATTTTACTAATATCAAACTTAATTTCATCACCAGGATAATTTTCAGAAATATACTGGTAGATGTATCCAGTATTTCCGTAGATATTGAAATTTTCTACACCCTCATACTTTTTAACAAAGTCTCTACACTCACGCACAGATCCTGGTTTAATCGATTCTACATATTCTCCAGTTAATGTTTTATATTTTGTTGGGCGTTTAGAAGGAACAAAAAGAGTAGGATTAAATTTTTCGCGTGTCATGAAATGTTTACCATTTTCATATCCACGAACCAGAAAATTATCCCCTACCAGTTGTACATTGGTATAAAATTTCATCGTTTGGTTCTTCATAGCGATATTCAGCTTCAAAACTCTTTGTAATCACATTAGCAGATTCGCCAGTAAATTCTTCATAAATTGAAATTAACATTGAAAAATAGTGCCAATATTTACGTGGCACATATTGTGGAGATAGACAAAGAAACACATGATCATAATCTTCTCCCACTTCCGAAACAACTGGTTCAAACTGATTAAACTGAACAAAATGCGGAATAAATCGTTCTATTATATCTGCCCATTTCAGATTAGAACTGTTTCGATTTGCAACCCAAGTATATGATTTTATTCTATTTTTTGAAGCTAGATAACCAACCCAATTACCCTCATTAACTCTTCTATGGAGATCGAGTTCCATAAATTCATTTTCTAAAGCATCTTCCATGTTCCCAAAAGCATTCAGGAAATCACCACCAAAGAAATCATCATGATGATCAATATTAATTAGATCAATTGGTTCTTCATACTTGTCCAATTCATATAAAATTGCATCATGAGAATATCCAAAAGATACACTTTTAGCTGTTTTAATTGCCTTAACAAAAGCATTAAAGCAATACATCCACTCCATGATGTCCATATCAAGATGATTTTCATTAAATGGAGATTGATCAAATAAAGTACGCCATCTTGTGGCGGGATGATGATCAAAGTATAAACTTTGATATATCTCTATGGAGGGAGACATTATATAATCTAGATCAATGCTCAATACTCTCATATTCTTTTACCGTTTGTAAATTTGGTTCAACAATTGTTAAAATATTTTCTGATCTTAGCATCAGTATTTCATCATTGGTAAAGTCTAACCACTTTTTCATTCCATCTTTTGTTATCTCATAGTAATTGCTGACTTGACAATTAGGATCACCAAGTTCAGCAGCAACTTCTTCTACTTTACCAATTAATACTGTCCCACTCAAGAGGACAAGACACTTAAGCATTTGAAGGTTCCTCTGACTGTGCCTGTGCATTGATTTTTTCTTGAACTTCATCATCTTCAACAAGTCCAACTTTTTCAATGTAAAGATCTAAAACATTATCAAGAGGATCACACATCGTGACAATATTTTGTGGAATGAGCAGGAACTGTGCCTCTTTAGAGAGACTAATCCATGGACGAAGAGTAATAGAAATAGAAGGATCTGCTTCTTCAGTCAATACTTGAGTATCATCGACTTCCATAACCTGAGGGTTGGTGAATATGTATCCGATAAACTGAATTTGACCTTCAATTTCGCGGGTTGCTTCACCAACTTGAGAAATAACTCTTTCTCCCGTATTGAGAACAGTAATTTTAACGTTTGCGTTTGCCATTTAAAATAATTAACCTCTGATAATTATAACAAGAAAAAAGAGGGGTGTCAACTGGATTGTGCCAGTTACCCCTCGCCTGCGACGACGATATTCGTTTTTATTTAGTCCTTAATAATCACCTTAACTCTTGCATTATGAGTATGACAAGATCTTAGAGGTAGAACTTTACGTTCAGTATACCACCCATACTTATCATACTTGGTAACATACTTAATTTTCTTACAACGTTTCCAATCACGCCGAACCATTACATCTTTTTCAGGATAAGAATACGTCCAACTGGTTCTTGGAGTTCTTGGATGAGCAAGGACTGGTGAAGAAATAAAAAGTGCAGCAAGTCCAATAAAAATTTTGTTCATGATAAATGAAAATAATGATTAAAGATAATCTTTTCTTTGATGATGCTCGGGAACAATCTTACCAAGAGTTATTGTTAGTAACCCATCCTCAAATACAACTGATCTAACTTCCGTTTCATCTGAGAGGGTCCAAGATCTGGTGAAAGATCTCTGAGCCACTCCTCTATGGACGAATGTTGTTTCTGTTTCTTTATCTTCTTTTTGTCCTTCGACAAAAAGTTTTCCGTCTTGAGTGTAGACATAGACTTCTGCTTTTTTAAATCCTGCGAGTGCTAATTCAAGTTTAGATTCAACGGTACTAACTTGAATTAAATTAAATGGAGGATAATTGCTTGTCGTTTCATGCAGCGTTTGAAGACGATCAAAGTAATCATCCATGCCAATGCTGTATTTATTTATACGATCAATAAGAGAAGGCAGGTCTGCACTATGAAACCTTTGAATAGTTCCCATTATGGTAGCTCCTTTAAAAGCGAGTTTGTGTTGTGTGATCCCCGAAGGCAATCACGTATATTTATATCATAGCACAAAAAAACGGGGTAGTAAACCCCGTATGTTTTTATTCGGTTACTTCCGCCTTTTTTTTCTTTGAACCAATATTATACTTAGTCTCTAGGACCCATTCGTGCTTGTCTTTATAGGCGAGCACTTTTATTTGATTTAAAGGTGCAACATCTTGAATCTTAGATACGTCAACTATTTCAATCAAACCCCAATCAGCAAGAAGTTGTGCAATACGATTACGACGTTGAACATCATTAACTGTCAAGTTCGCGTGCTTTCCATCTAATGCAAATAGTTCTTTAAAGTGAACAAGAAAATATCTTCCTTGTTTATGAAGGATATGACAACTCTGATAAATCTTCTTTTCCTTTCTTGATGCGACTCCGATTCTTGTCAAAGTTTCACGAACCTTCAAAAAATCGTCTGGTTCTCCAAGGAGAACCTCAACCATTTGATCAGGTTTCCACTTTACTTCGTTTTCTTGAACCACACTCATCTTTTTCCTCCAATGTCAAATTTCGCTTTAATAAAATTAAGTTGTTCTTTTGTAAGAATTTTCAGAGCCTGTTTTGCCTTCTCATTACTATAACCATAATAACGTTTGACATAATCAAGATCTTCGATCTTATCTTGTCGGAGCCAGGGAGAAAACCTCTTCTTTTTCCTCAGACTATTTAGCAAAAATTCATATTGCATCCTCTTTGGAAGAAAATTATACTTGTTCATTTCATTCACGAACATAATACAATCAAGATGTCCAGAGAGGCAACGATTGACAATGTATGGAGGGTATGTTTTTTCTATAGAAGAATCTTCTTCAATCAGATTCTTCTTGGTCTGATTGATACTGTTCAACCAATCTTTCAGTTCTGGGTTCATAATTAAAAAGTAAAAGTTCCTTTCGTTGCTTTTGTTCGCGCATGTATTCACCTACAGAACGCATCGTGTAAGTAAGTTCAAATTCACTTACTTCATATTCCTTAAATCGTTCTTTAACAAGTTGAGACGAATTGTAAGAAATAAGTTGGTCACCGATATAGCGATCACAATCGGCAGCAAAATCATCATGGTTGAACCCCCTATGCATACTCCCCCGCTTTCCATAGAGATTACTTCCAATGTCATAGGGTGGGTCAAGGTAGGTAAAGCACTCTTTGTCATCAGTAAGGAGTGACTCATAAGACCAATTAGTGATTTTCCAGTTCTTAATTATTTGTGCATATCCTGGTAGTTTTTCAATGCCTCTCATTGAGAAGTTTGAAACACTTGCTTGTTTGCTGAATGATGAGGATTCAGTGAGACCACTAAAGCTACATTTGTTAATAACATAGAAAGCAGTAGCACGGAATAGATTTGATTCATCATAATTGCTTACTACATCCTTTGCTTCTAGGAATAATCCTTTAGCAGATGCTTGATCGGGATATCTTGATTTGAGTTCCTGCAATCGTTTATATAGGTTATAACCATCATCTTGAAGAACTCTCCAGAAATTATATAGAGGTTCGTATAGATCGTTTACCCAAATATCTAGGTGAGGATATTTCTTAGTGATGTGAATGGCGACACTACCACCACCAACAAAAGGTTCACGATACTCTTTATAATTTCTAAGATCAGGAAACCATTGATCCATCTTTACGCAAGCACGGGATTTACCCCCTGGATATCTCAACGGTGTTTTTAGGGATTTCATAATCAGATTTATTGTATTTTAAATATTCCCAAAAGGTCATTTTCATTTCCTTTTGAGTCATGCCACAGTGAGCAGCAGCAGTGGGTAGATTCATTGTAGCACGAAAGAGTGCTTCATTTGCTTCCTGCACATTTTTAGGTGTAGTCTTATTTACCATTATAGAGACCAGGTTTTCATAATACTAACAATGTTTATATATGCCCAGGCAGTAAATACCTGAGGAACTATGAATGCAATCATGGCTATGATCCAGAACCAATAGTAATAGTTCTCTTTATTCTGGGTACGATTCTTCTTTTCCATAATCAGAGAACCAATTTTTTAGTAGGTGCTTTAATCACTGAGAACATTTCATTATACTGTTCTTCAATTTGTTCCTGAGTATCTGTGATATACACAATATACTTTTTAGTAACTTCCAGTTCCTCACCCTTGCCTTTAAGAAGAGGGGACCAGGGAGCGAATCCTATTTGACCCTTACCAGAAGGAACAGCAACAATAGGATTAACGATGATCACAGAATCATCTTTTTCTTCAATCAGGTCTGCAACGACATCTTCACCAGACCACATACGCATCAGTTTAACATTCATTTTTTCATCTCATTAAGTTTTACAAAATTTTGATACTCAGATTCAATATTCTTTGTAGAAGTGTTTCCTTGACTAACCCAGTGATCACAGAACTCATACAAAAGTCGGATCTCATCTATATTGAAATGGTGCTTGAGTTTTAAGAATGCATCTTGTCGGAGTTGCATTCGCTCATCAGTGTATCGCCAATCGGTTGTCATTTGAATTCACACTCCACCATAAGTTCAGTAAGACAAGCAAGCATATTGATCTCTTGATCTGCTACGAACGCTCCCTGATACTGATACTTAGCGAGAACAAGGACAGCAGCAGGAATACTGCCAGGAACCAAGGCGTCGTAAAGAGAGTCATAAATGCGACGGAGAAGTACAGTAGTATCATTATCCAGATTGCTAACGATCCACTTTCGGACTTCACCAAAGTTTTTAACCTTGAGATTTTTAACCAATTCATTTACAGCAACATCAGAGAACGTAGCAAGGATTCCAGAATCAATCTTTCCACTCACAGAGTACCGTTGGCACTCATTGAGAACTCTACGCCAATCAGGAAAGTGTTTGTTGACAAGTTCTACCAGGACCTTGTTATCATATTTAACACCTTCTGCACCCAAGATTTCTTGCAGACGCTTGAAGAATTGAGCGGCAATGGTTTGCCTATCTTTTCCTTTGATTCCGAATTCCACAACGGCACAACGGGAATGGAGAGGTTCAAGAATTTTGTTTTTGTAATTGCAGGTGAAGATGAATCTGCAGTTACTAGCAAACTCCTCAATAAACGCCCGTAAGCAGAGTTGTACGTCGTTGGAGGTGTTGTCTGCTTCATCAATGATGATGACTTTGTGTTTAGCAGTTGCCGTAAGCGAGACGGTCGAAGCGAAATTTCTCGCATTGTTTCTGACCGTATCGAGAAAACGTCCTTCATCGGATCCATTGATGACATAAAAATCTACCCCCAGTTCGTTACAAAGTGCCTTTGCTACTGTAGTCTTTCCAATACCTGGAGGACCAGCAAGAAGCATATTAGGAATCTCACCTTTATCTAGGAAATCTTTGAAAGTTTTTTTAGTAGACTCAGGGAGAATACAATCTTCGATTGTTTGTGGTCGATACTTTTCAACCCAAATAAAATCACTCATAATATTGTTTTAGGAATAAACCAATAGGATACAGATTGCCAGTATTTTCCGAGCAAATATGCTCTATAGAAATCTTGCAAATCTTTCAAACCGTTACGATAATCTTTTGGATATATCGTAACACTCATTATACAGAATACCATAACATGGAAAAAATTTCCAGCAGGATGGTGTCCTAACTGAA